AACAATTTGATACACAGTTATTTAGCCCTGCCATTGGAATTTTGCCCTGCATTTGGCAAGTCATCTATTTTGTACGTATCCAAAGTCTTACCGTCACCATCTACAGTGCTGACAGTCGCATTACTCTGCTCTGGCGGCGGATTCCAAACTTTACCCCTCGGTGGCTGTTTATCCACCAAGCGCGGAAGTTTAGAATCAAAATTCCTGCCTCCATGAACAGGGTCTCCAGCCTCTATCACGCCCTGCATTGCCATGATAGACTTGCGATGCCGTTGACTGTAAACATCACTGTTAAGACCTTCATCAAAATACGGCTCGAAGGTATCCGCAGTGAATCTCTCTGGAACACGCACCATCTTATTGCCACAGCTACAAACTGTGGCATTATTTCTTTGTGCGACTGATCTAAGAACATCCTCAGATTTACCGCACGATTCACAACTAAAAGAATATACAGGCACTCTAACGCCTCTTCGTCTTTCTCGTTTTAGTCTTCTTTTTCTTCTTACGCTTACCAGCTAAACCAATCATATTTGTGGTGGAGGCTAAGCCTCCCCACGTTATACTAGGTGTAGCATTCTTACCACTCATCGACGAACGCCTCGATCTCTACGTCCACCATGACCGTAGCCTAAAGCACGACCAGCACGAATACGATTATAGTCAGCTCTATATTCATCTAAGATTCTGTTGGCCAAGACTGCCGGAATACGACGACCTCCAACTTTAACGGACAAATCACGCTCAAGTCTCCGCCTATTAGGACGACCATCTGTCGCACCAACCGGTTCGATACGATCCATGCCACGTTGAATTTCATCGTACAAATCAACAAAATCAGCCTGACCAAGCCCTTTTCGCGCTTCTAACTCTTGCATCAACTCCTGCGCGGCAACTTCCTGCATAGCTGGTCCCTGTGCAGCTACTTCAAACTCTTCTGGCGCAGCCGCCATAAACATCTCACTACGCATACGCGGATCGCGCGGAGCCCCGTCTAATCCGGCCTCTCCCGCTGCTTCCATCATATCAGCCTGCGCCCTCAGATAAGACGGAGAGCTAAACACAGTGTCTGCGTCAAACGGCATACGCGTGCCGCTAACAACCGGCTCATCCATTAAAAACGGATCGTCCATAGGATCAGCTGCGCCACCCTCAAAAGCAAGAGCCTCCTCTACTGCAGAAGACACCTGCGGAACGTTATCGCCCGCTTTAGCTTCAGACAATGAAACACGCCCTTTTGTTTGATAAGTGTCAGTATCAAACAAAATAGCCTCATCATTATCTTCGTTTATAATCCACTCTCTACCTTCACCGGGATCACCTAAATTATAACTCTTTTGTTCTTTTGGCTTAGCAACAACAATGGAAGAGCTAGCGGATTTTTTAGGTTTGGGCGCTTCATCAAGACTCCCAAATTGCTCTTCAAGCATAGACGAGACTTCAGCGTCAACACCTGCATCAGCTTCAGCTTGAAGACGGTCAAAACCTGTCAGCGATTCTCCGCGCTCTTGCTTGTTACGCTTTGCTCTACGTTCTCTGTTTCTACGATTTAAAGTTGCTTTATTCATCAGTAGCTCCAAATGTGTGGTCGAGGTACATGAAAGTTATCTTCTGCTGCTATTGTATCAAGATGCAGAAATCTGCCATCACCCTTTTGACTAACGCCAATGCCAGTGAAACCCTGCTCAAGTGCTAATCCTAAAATTTCAACTGCTTTCGCCCCACGACACTGTATATCAACAGCCTTACCCAGCGTGTGCGCACCTCCTAATCCAGTCTTCGCAATCTTAGCTGCCTCAATGGAATGCTTTGGATCACGATATGCACTTGTTATAACTAAAGGCCCGACACTATTCCGTATCGTTTGAAGAGCGTCCATCAGCTCCTCATCAATGACGCAATCACCCGTCTCACGACAGGCAATCTCCTTAAATGCGAATGACGGCCAGCGATCACTGGGCCAAGTATCTTCAGTAAACCGTGTTGCCATTATGATGCCTCTCCAGCTTGCGCCCCTTCATTAGGAACATTACGATTAAAGTTTTGAGGGCTAATTGGACCAATACCCGTGCCTTGATTCTGCCCCTGCACTATGGCCTCCTGCGCTGCTGCAGCTTGCGGATCCTGAAACTCAGGAGCTCGTCCCTGTTCAGTCTGAATGCCCGCTTGTCCTGCTTGGGCTGCAGCTTGCTGCTCCATCTGTGCCGCCCTCTCACCCGCTTGATTCTGCAACATCTGACTTGCGTAGTCAAGCATTGGAAGCAGCTCCTCAACGGTCTGCTCACCAAAGCCGCGAACAAGAACACGACGCGCAAGCTCTGGAATATTCGGAGGCAGACCGAAAGTCTGAACAAGCAGAGGCGTAAGACCGGACATAAGATTAAGCAAGTCCATAAACTGCTTACGTTCAACTGTTATTGCTGTGGAGTGACTTGTAACATCCATCGTCGTCATGTACTCGCCCTCAGCCATCTCAGCTGTAATTTCAACAAACGACGAAACTCCACGATCAATGAAGAACAACTGCTCAGGTAAGTACTGCAAGTCCATCTGAAACATCTTACGAGCTTTACGAACCTGAAATTCACTAAGAAGGGCACTACGCCTATTCTCACGACTTGTATTCCGTTTCTCAAGAATACTCGCCTCAGTAGCTGTGTCCGTCTTAGGAAGTTGAACAGGTTGCGGAGTACCAACAGACCGATCAAACATCTGCTGAAGAAGACCAAGCAACTGCCCCTTATCATTCGGTATCTGCTGAAAAGGGAGAGGCATGATAGAGTTACCAGCTCCCTTCTCAGCCAAGCCCGGAACCTCAATTACAGAACCATCTGGAGCCGCAAGCATGTCAGCAATGACTGTTTGATTTATCCCCATCTTAGGATCAACCAGCCACACATTCTTCTGCTTACGGATCACAGACAGGAAGGAGTCCATAATCTCATTCACAAGAGCTTGCACCGTGTCTCCGCCGCCAAGAAGCAGCGTAGGCGTGTGATACCAACTATCAATACCCGCATGGTAAGACAGAACTTCTACCGGATAGTCATCAATCCTATCGTAAGGCCACTCTTCTTCCTCTTGAATAAACACATCACAATCTTCAACAATAGTTATAAGAAGATTTCTAAACTTTCCCGGAGCAACTGGAAAATTCTTCGCCCAGATTTCCCAGCCTCTAACTATGTCAAAGCCATCATCAAAATCATCCTCGTCATCGGGATAGTCCGGAACGTCCCTATAACGTGTAGACTGTATCTGATCTGTGTTCTTGTAGAAGGGACTAGCCTGTACTTCTTCTATGGGAAGCTCCCAACCAAAAGCAATCCAACGCGCATCAGTCGGACCTTCCGTGCTGAGCGAATCCGTCAAGAACATATCGGGACGCCAGCGAACAGCATAAGGAGCACCACGCTTTACGTTGTTATTCGCACTGGGCTCCGACCTGTCCATATACTGTTCGTGCAACTGTATATGATTATCTATGACAGCCAATATAGGCTTCCGCTCAGACTTCTTTACTTTCTGCGCTTTGAGTTCCTGCTCCATGTTAGCCCGAAGGGCTTTGTGCGACTCAAGATGAAACATATGATCATCATTTGGCCCAACTTTAATGGCCTGACCAATCATCAAAAGTGAGTCTTCCTCAGATGGATCTTCGGATGGATCAAGAGCACCGTCAAGCTCTGCTACTAAGTTATTCTGCAACTCATCCGAGTCTAAGGTGTATCCTAACTTGGCAACCCCATACGGATTAAGAAACGCGTCCAGCGTTATCCGCTCATCCACACGAAGTTGATTAGTCTCTCTGTAACGATAGTTTATAACCTTCTCTGCTGCTTGGGCATAGCTAAGACTCTGCGGATCATCTTCCGTTAGCTTTGTCGCTGCCTGCCTATTCTGGGGATAGACTTTAAACATCGGAGCCCGATCAAGCATATTAGCTATAGACTGATCAATCCACCCAAAGATCAAACCACTCTTAGTCCGCCTAATATGCTCTTCGCTGAACTCCTCTCCCTCAGTCTCTTCTCTATCCGTAGTAGACTCATTAAAATACTGACGCTGCAAAACCTTGCAAGCATCAAACATGGGACGCGCCTTCTTTTGGCTATAGGCAATCTGTCCCTGCCAGTATTTTACGCGTTCTTCTTCAGTTTCAGGATACATATACCCCACTCATTATTATCCTACAGCCGTTTCTTCCCAGTCATCATCCAATGGACTCTTCTCTGGAAAAGGAACAACTATAGCACCTAAGTAAGCTCCGCGCCGTCTGCGCTTTCTTCCATTCTGCTCAACATAGTCGTTGAAAGTTGGAGCCGTGACTTCTAATTTAAATTCACCCTCATCTACTGGATCAAGCCCACGAGCGGCAAGTAACTTATCAAGCTGCATACCGACAAGAGCTAAAGTGTCAACCTGATCATCATGCTTCCCATTGGGAAACTTTACAAGCTCGTATTTAAGTTCACCGAGCCACGGCGCATCAGCGGGAACATGCACATACCCCATCTGAATAGCACCAGCTATAGAACCCGCCCTCTGCGGTGAGTCCTTACGCCCCTTACCCATTATAGAAACATCAACACAACTTGTCCACGCTCCAACTTCTTTGCGCGCTTTCGTAAGAATCGGCCCGATTGCTTTCTGCATATGAACCTTCTCAAAGAACCACTGAAGAGGCTCATGCACAAGCATCAAGTCAACACAGCTGGCAACCCCATCTAAAATGTTTGATTGCTTACGCCACAAATCAAGAAGCCAGATGTGACCCTTGTCACACACGCCAAAGACAAGATGTACAGTGTAATCTCCACTACCTTCTGAAAGGGCAAAATCACTCGCCCCGTAAACCGTAAGATTATCCGGTAGCTCAGACAAGTGATAAGGTCGAAGGTCTTCCGGCTTAAACAGATCCCCCTCATCGGAGAAGGGTTTCTGCTGATGAACAGCCATAAAGATATTCGGATTTCTTTTCCGAAGCTGTTCCAGTTCATCTTTTGTTCGTCTATTCGGCCCGTCTGGAAGAAGCGGCTCTCCCTCAGCACTTCCCAGAGGATCATCTTCCTCCGCGA